CCAGGTGCTCGTCGACGACAACACCGAGCGGGTAAAATACTGGAACGTCTCGGCCCGCCAGGTGATGCAACAGATCGTCGCCATCATGAAGAACAACAACCTCACCAAGATCACCGGCGAGAAGCTCCGGGTGACAACTTCCGGATCAGGCCGGGACCGCCGGTACATCGTCCGGAGAATCCCCCCAAAGCAGGGCCAGACGAAGGTAGAGGGCTGAGGCGATGACGAAGGATGATATCTCTTGTGACGATCGCCCGATACCGTCTAATCCTCGGGTGATCGTTACCTGCCCGACGTGCGGCGGCGACCTGGACATAACAGCGGTCGTTCTGAAGTTCATGGGTGCCGAGGGATGATCCGCCTCTTCCTTTTGGCCGCCGTCCTCGCCACCGGGGGAGTGGTAGGGGACGAGATCCCCTGGGACCGGATCGAGGGCCTCACGCTGGAGGAGGCGGTCGTCGTCCTCGGCCCCGGCCACGGTTACAACGTCACCAGAGACGGTATCGTCACGCTGGACGGCGGGGAGCGGATCGATATCTCATCCCCTGCCCCATTCGGTTTCGTGGGGCCGGTCACGGCCGGTACCGATCCCGCCAGACCGTAGTCACATTGCCCCATCCGGCACCATCTATTTTGATTTTTCGAGTGTCCCCGACTCCGATTTGTGGAACTGACGAGCTGGATACATACCGCTCTTGTGTGATCGAGAGATCTGCTATCGATAGCGAAGTGATATCAGAGTCACAGGCAAACCGTATCCAGACGGTGGTACATCCTTCGGCCTGTGGAACTTTGATCTCGCTTTCGATGCCATCCGACCACTCCGAGCTGTCGCTGACCTCTTCCCATGTACCGCCCGAATCCGCCGAAACTTCGAGCGTGGCCACGCCGGATCCGGTCATGGTCGGGGTGAACGCTACAACGAGCCCACCTCCGCGGATCGGCCACGACCCGACAAGCTTGTAGAGGGCCTCTCTGTCGTCCTCGATGACGAGGGCCCCGCCCGTAACATCGACGTTGAGATCGAGGTAGGTCTGCGAAAGCACCGCCATGACCGTCGTGCCGTCCTCTCCCGATGCAAGCGACGCCAACACGAGTGCAGCGGCGTCCTCGTCGGCGTTGATGGCGTCGATGACCTCCTGAGCCGTAGCGACCGGAGACCTCCTGCTCGTCTCCAAGTCCACTGTGATATCATAGCCTGAGACTGAGACTGTGGTGGAAGCCTGGTCGGTGTCGGCGATGGTGATGGAGATCTCCTCGCCGATGTGCCCGTTGATGAGCGACGTGAGGACGATCTCGGAGCCGATATATTTGGCGTAGGCGTAGCCATCCGCCCAAAAGTAGCCATACCCAGATGACTCGGACGGGTATCGCGTAGCTGATCCGAAATTATCCGTATACGTCTGTGAGATTTGGCCGAATCTGTCCAGATTCAGCGTTTCTCCGCACATTAAACTCGGGGATAGCGCCATCTCCGCTACCACCGTGGCACCGCTCAGTAGCTCTAGAGTTGGGGACGTTAGCTGATCTTGATATTCTGGGTCGGACATCCATCCACTGTTATGAGAGTCACCGTACCCAGCAGAGGTGTCGGCGAAATTGGTTAGCGTCCCGTCGTTTCCGTTGCCGCTGAGGTCGTATACCGTGGCCCCAGAACCCTCACAAAAATCGTATTCGATCACAAGAGAGGTATCGTCTACTGCTTCGCCGTTGTGGGCCGCCAAAAATTCGGCAGGGGATACTACCCGAGTCCACATTCGCACCCACGCCATAGCTCCATCAAAATATCTGCTAAGTCTCTGTTGCAGACCAAACGTTACGGTGAGATCTGCCAATGCGGCGCACGTCTTCGCCCATGTGTCCCCAAACTGCTCGCCATCGATGAACAATTTTATCTCGGAGTTAGTCTTATCAAACGACAGCCCAATTCGATGCCATCCCACGGTATTGGCCCCGAAGGCATGGTCCTCTCGCCCGACAGCATCATAATGCGAGCAATATATTGTTGTTCCTCCACTGACGTGAAACAGCTCCAGGCTGCCGGTAACCGCGCCGTTTCCGACAGAAAAGATCCCTTTCGCGGGCAGTGTATCAAGTCTGCAAAAAATTTCAACGGACAGTGCATCCCCTGCCGCCCCGATCGACCCAGCAGTCACATAGTCGTCCGTCCCGTCGAACCTCAGCGCCGGGCCGCTCGCCCGCGCCGTCAGCGCCAGCGAGTACAGCCCTGCCTCCAGGTTCCCGCCGTTCTCCTCGCCGCTTGCCTGAGTGATCGGGAGCTGCTCGTCGGTCGGGGACCAGGACGACGGCGTCGCTGAGTAGAGCTCGGTTGCTTTCGAATATAGCGTCGCATCTTTGTAGAGGTTCGCCCCGCCGCCTCCGCGCCTGGTGTACGGATCATGCACAGATGCCTTTTCGATGACGGCGAACCGATCATCTCGGCCTGGATAGAAGAGGTCCGTATCTTGATCCCCCGCCAGATCGTCGATGAGTGCCGTGATCGTATCCGAGGTTCCAATCTGATCGGCCAGCGTGGTGCGGAAGAGGAGCCCTAGATCCCATGATATCGGTTTCCGCCCCTCTTCCCAGAAGACGGCTTGATTGCTTCCGACGATCGGATCGGATTTGACGTTGCGCTCTCCGCCTCGCGCTTTCGTCGGCCCGTACTCGACATAGGCCGAAATGTCGGTCGAGCCGACTTTGGTGATCGGAGTTATGGATGTCATGGCTTCGTGATCCCTCTAACTGTGCCAGTTATATCCGAATTTTGCGATATCGCATATTTGTGATATATCCAAATCGCTAATAATTAATGTCATATTCTCACCGGGGGATACGTATATATGTTACGCGTGCATATCAAGTGACGTGTATCTAACTAAACTTGGTGTGTGCGTCTGCTTAATGCTGGCGGTTGTGGGGTTCGGCGTAGGCCAAGACCAGACGTACGTCGTGTCTGAGGCCGTGTTGTATGATTCGATTATTCCTATGGGGTCACCGTCCTATCAGGATGTGGAACAGTATGTATCTGGTTATGTGGCGTGTACTAATATTTACGGAGTTATTTCGAAATCCAATGCCACTGGTATCCCCGGTGGTATAAACAGTCATAACGCATGGGAATGCAGTCAGCTGGAATGGGTGATAGTTGGAAACGGCGCTCATCACATCGAGCCATCTTCCGTCCTCCCTGGCGTTGGATATCGGTTCAATTCATCGCATGGGACCCTCTGGCAATCGTTGGACTCCGTGTATTTTTTCGGCTTGGGGATTTGACTCGCTCCTGGCCATTCACTCTATTTCTTCGATTCCTTTGATTGTCATCGATGTGGGCGGTGCGGTAGATGGATCGGCCGGGCCGCTCGGGACGTGGACTTCATATACTCCAAAACCCTTTGCCATGACTTTTACCCGGATTATGTTTGTTCCAATATTCCAACTTGTCGTAATATCCACATCTGATGCCACATTTCCGTACGCAGGTTTCAGTCTGAGTATATATATATCGTAATTAATTGTGAATTCCGCGGTGCACGCCGAATCCTCCGCACAAACATCGTCTGTTGTATTAATAGATAACGACAATAGTTTTAACTCATCGTCATAAAAAGTGTACGAAGATGATGTTATGTATAATAAGTACGATATCGTATATATATCAGTGTTGAATTTGTATATAACTCCGGGGGTGGAATATATCATAAGTGTTACTATGGGATTCCCAGGCCACACGACGAGCGTCCCTGGTACAGGATACCCGCCGGAAAGGTCTTCATAGGATACCGTCCACTTCATTGCAACGGAATCGATGTCATCGCAATACAGAAGCCATCTCTCGGGTCCTATAATACTCGCCCCTGCGAATGCTATCCCTGTCAGCTCGTCTACTTCAACCGACTGGATGATATTGCTGCTACCACTACCATATGAATACACAGACGACCAGTTCGCGCCGTAGTCGGTGGTCCTCCACATTTTTGCTCCGCTCACTCCACCACAAACCAATGCCCTCCCTGCCCCCCAAGTTGCTAGGCCCCGGCAATAGCTTACACCTGTTGAAAATATAAGCGACCAGTTCGCACCGTAATTAGTTGAGCGGTACACATTACCACTACTATCGGTAGACGCAAGACAGTATCCATTGGACCAAGTTTTTATTTTTGTGACTTTTGCCTGACCCGTAGAATATACGAGCGACCAGTTCGCTCCATAATCAGTTGAGCGATAGATCTGTCCACTTGAATTCCCGGCAAGAGCTATGCCTCCTGGAAATGTCGCAATGCAATGGATTATTCCCGCCGCGGTTCCTTTATACTCCCAACTTTCGCCCGCATCTTCGCTGTATAGAAAATCTCCAGTGTAATAAGTCGCTCCAACAATTAATATATTATTATTCCATTTTGCAATAGATGACATTCCGGAATAACTCATGTTGTCAAATACCACCCGCCACGTCTCCCCCCAGTCATCGCTTTTGATGATTCTTTTTCCATATGTGGGTGCCACGACCACCCCGTCTCCGAGTGTCACCGCGTCATAAATATATCCGTATCCCAACGAAACGACTTTGTCGAATGCCCCTCGCGTAACCGATACGTTGGAACCTGAATCGGTTGATATCGATGCAGAATGACACGCCTTGTCACGATACGCCTCTATCGCCGCCGTTTCTTGTCGTTCCAGAAAAGCCGTGAGTAACGACAGGTCCGGCGCTCCGACGACGGCCACCTCCCCTGCGATCGTCTCTCGAATAGATCGAATTTGAGCCGCGAATTTCTCACCGCCCTCGAGATCCAATTCGATCCAGTCTCCTACATCCAGACCGCCTCGATACAGATCGATCTCTACCGGCGCGTGTTGATGGATCGCATCGTAAAAGTCATCAGTTGCCTGGTCTAGGTGCCCCCATGGTGGAAGCCTGGCCTCGGGGAGCTGGTAGGTAGTCTCAAGCCACGCCTGACCCGGATACAGCAGCTCGCCCCGAGCGTACCGCACGCCCTCTATATTTTCCGCGCCGGCGCCCATCCCGACAACGCAAGAATACGGGATATATTGAGTTGGCGAGATCTTCTGTAGACTGAAATCATCGCCGATGTGCAGCGACGCCACGGGTTCGGTTTCAGACCCTCGGGATTTCGGCGTAGCTGAGATGTCCAGATAGACGTAATCCTCCTCTCTCCGAAAGACGACGTACTGCCCGGTCTCCCCGACGAGATCCCGGATCAAGCCCCAGATCTCGGTCTCGCCAACCTCGTACGGCGCTTCGACCTCGGAGTCGGTCGCCACAGTTCCTAGCCGGACGTGATTTTCTGTCCACCCGTCGGCGGCGATCACATCATAGATATCCCCCGTTCCGGCCCCTCGGACATAGAGGTTATCCCCCGAGATCGCATAGCGATAGGTCCCTCCTGTGATCGAGGATAGGGTGGACTCGGCGAGCTTGTGGCCGCCGTAATAGATATCATGACCTGAGACGAGCGGTCCCCATCCCTCCAGAGTTCCCACGCCATCCGAATCCCATGACACGATCCCGGTGTCCTGACCGTCGCAGATCTTCGACCTGCTGAGCCAGAGGAGGCCCATGCAGTACTGAGTCGCCCCGGCCCCCTGTGACGGGGCGTCGGGGGAGAAGATGTCGGATAGGGTGAGCCCGACGCCGCCGGGATAAATGATCTCTGGCGCGTATCGGTACTGGAGAAGGGCTTCGGCGGCAATGCAATCGTACCGCCTCTGCCCTCCCACGGCGCTGTACTCGATAGAGACGACTGAGCCGATGAAGAGCACGTCCCCGGAATCCGAAACGGCCCGGACCCTCGCCCCCATTCGGATATGATCGATCTCCGAAGCGATGGACAGAGAATCGCCTAGATCGTTCTCCAGGGAGCGGAAGAGTTCCGGGTCGGAACCGTCGATGACGAACTCGGACGACTGACCCGGATTCCGATAGTAGAGGTTCATCGCAACTCCGCTTTCAGGGTGCCACACCTGCAAAAATCTGTTGCATTTACGTACATAGCTGGGACATAGCGCGGGTAGACGTTTAAAATAATCCCTATCTGTAGATCGTCCAATTCACCTTGCGTCCACGTGGCCCCGGTATAGGGGTTCGTGATCCATTCGTCTTCGTACTGTTGGTATGACATTCCGGGGTATCTCGTCACGCCGTAATACGTCGCGCCATGTGTCTTGATGTATGGCCTCGACCAACCACTCTGTGATGAATATCCTGAAAGTTTCGACGTGTGCACTAACACAAACTTAAAATCGTATGCAGGAGCTGCAACGTTGTCCACGTTGTAGTATGCCTCGCCTGTCGTAGAGCCGCCGAGGCTGTCGATCTGAGACACGTATATCTGACCCGTCAATGTGGACGATATGACAGATCCGAGCGTTAGTGTCTTTATCGCGCTCTGTCCGTATCTCCCGATGCCCCGGACGGTGATCGTGTACCCAAGGATCTCCGAAAGGGTCCCCGTGGGGTCCGTTACGTCGATCTCCAGCGTCTCCTCGGTTCCATCGAGCGCGCACCACTCAGTGATGTCCAGCCCCTCGAAGATCGGATCTGTTCCCCAAGGCTGATGGGGGATGATCGCGATGACCTGGCCTGCTGGATAGGTGGTGTTGGTGATGGTGAGGGTCCACGTGACAGCGAGGTCAGACTCGTCCGAGTCTCCGGGTGTCGTAGCCCTGAGATCGACCAGGATCTCGGCAGTGTCCCGGTCACTGGATGCCGTCGGAGTCCATGATATCGAGCCGGTCGTCGCCGGTCCGATGTTATCGGTGCCCTCCTGGCTCCCGAACGCCTGCCCCGCTCGCATGGCTTCGACTGCAGCCGACGCCTGTTTTTCGAGATACGCATTTCTGGGGCTAGCATAAGCCCCGCCGAGCCGGATCTGTCGGAGGGGCGACAGATCGCGGGATATCTCCGATATCTGAGCGGTGACGATCTCCGAAGGCGAGATCTCTACATCGAGCCAGTCACCGGGCAGGACGTAGTCGATCGCTGTTTCCAGGGAGATAAAATCCGCCTCGGAGACATCGCCCCATTCTGCATCAGCGATATCCTCCAGTCTGCCTTTCGGGGACAGTCTCCCCTCCGAGACGTCTAACGTCTGCTCTATCCAGGGCCCTCTTTTCGAGAGATCCGCCTCGGTGTAAATCACCCGAGAAACGCCAGTCCCTGTACCTCGACAGATCAAGGCAGTCGGAGGGATATCTCTTGGAGCAGTTCGCTTGAGGCTGATATAGTCGCCCGGGCTGATGGCGAACGCGCCGCCCGTGGACGAGCCCCGGACCCACGGATTTATCGACCCGTCTAGGTACGTCAAATCTCCGACGTGCCGAAGTCGAAGATGGATCCCCATATCGAAAAGAAAATCGTGAATAATCTGCCAATAATTGTCATCGTCGCCGGAGACGTCCAGAGCCGCGAGGAGGTAGTCGCCTGATCTGTCCAGGTTGCCGAGCCGGAGTCCCGTGTCTTTGAAGTTGTCGATGCAAACCGGCCCGAAATCGCCTACACCCGCTCCGTAAACGTACAGATCGTTATCTCGATAGACCCTGTAGGTGTCGCCGTCAACGTCTCCGAGGGAGTCTACCTCAGTGCAGAGATGGCCGCCTACATAGACGTCTTTCCCCGCCGTTCGAGGATGTGACCCCCAGTTGGCCCACTTCCAGACTCCAGCCGTTCGAGAGTCCGCTGTTATCGGGAAGTAACTATGAGCCATCCAGATTAGGCCTGGCACGTACTGATCCGTTCCGGCTGATTGGCTGGGAGGATCGGACGACAGGACTTGGGCCAGCGTAAGCGCGGAATAGCCCGAGACGATGGCCGGCGCCCCCCATCGCATCAGACCCCACGGCACCCGGCTCTTGAGGATCTGGGGGATGGATATGCACCTGATTTTCAGGCATCCCTCAGTCTTCCCCGTGGCGGCGTTGTAGAATGTTGCCCCTTCGCGAGAGGCCGCTGCACCACGATAAATCGTGTGGCCGTTCTCGACCATCTTGAGCCACGACCGATCCCGAACGGGTGCCCGGTACGATACCTTGAACTCCAGATCCTCCCCCTTGTCGAAGTCTCGGTATTGAGTATGGCGGAGATCCACGATATCGATCTGATGATAGGTCCCAGTAGCGTCGGCGACGTAGACCTCTTGCATCTAATGCCCTCCCCTGAGCCTGCCGACGTAAGCATCGCTAATCTCGATCTTCAGCTCTTCGGCCACTTCGCGGGCGATCTCCCTGGCGTCCCCGCCGCCGTAGACGGTTATCGGGGCGTTCACTGTGACGCCCACGCCCCCTCCCGCCGTAGCCACCGCCCGTTGGATCATGGGGAGAAGATCCCCGAGAGGGGCGGCCACTTCTGGAGTCCTGGCGTCTCCGACGATTGCAACGGTAGGCGATGAAATGATCCCGCCTTCGGCGAACGATAGCCACTGATCCGATCCAGGGGCCTGAGCTTGTACTGAGAAGTCGCCCGAGAGGTCGTTCATCTGCTGGAGGTAGATGGGCTTTGTGACCGGCTCCATGATCTCGGCTTCGAGCCGCTCCAGCTCCGAAAGCGCCGGGGCGATGTCCGCCTCTACCGGGGCGATCTTCGTGGCCTCAACGGCTGTGGTCAGACCCGCTATGGAGGCGTCTGCTAAAGACGTGTCTGCTTTCACGCCGTAGGTGAAGAAGTTTGACAAACCTGCCTCTCCGACCGCGGCTTCACCGATGACATTCTCCCCACCAAACAGTTTTTCCACCCATGCCTGTTCTGGCGGGATCTCGATATCAAGCGCGATCGCCATTGTGCGCGTTTCGTTATAATCGGCAAGTAGCGCTTTTCCTTCCGGGGATTCCGGATCAATGCCCTGCGCGGTAATGGCAAACTCAATTTTCTGCGATTTTTGAGCCATGTCGCGCAGCGTGTCATATTCGGCGTACTCACCGGTCCCGCCGCGCCCCGCGTATCCTTCCTGGAACAGTCCTTCAGTGTTCTCCTGCCAATAACCGAACCACGACATGAGGGGCGACTCTTCTTCATATTCGGCTTTCAGATCGCGAGTCGCTTTGCCTACATCCGACAGCTCCACCCCGAGCGCCTTCAACACTTGTGCATATTCTTTCGTCGAAGCCGTTTCCAGATCGAAATTTGTGAGAAGTTTGTCCAGGCCTGCGCTGAACACGCCTTGTGTGACTTGCGCGGTATTGATCGCAGATTCGAGGTATTCGTACGCCTCGATCTGGCTCATTACTAGATCATTGTGCTCATCGTAGATCCCGGCACTTTCGGCGTATGTCCGGCTCAAAGGCAGCACCCCGTTGTCCATCACGCCTTTGAGCGAGTCGGTGAGTGGATCTAGGAGCTGGGTTTGCGCATAGAGTTTCCGATCATAGACTCCCAGCTTGTCCATTTCTGTCACGAGGTCCGGAACGTCGAAAACTCCAAGCGGTTTTACTGCGGCCTCCACCGGAACGATATAGGGGGCTGCGGCCAACAGCCCCTCGTTCACCTGGTTCTGGAGATCTCCCTCTTCGACCCTCAGCTCCAGGGGGACGGAAAGTCCGGACGCTTCGAGGCCTGCAATGCGCTCTTGAACATCTTCCAACTGTATCAACAGTTTGTATATCTTGGATAGGTTGTCGAGAAGATCCTGACCACCCAGCGCTTCGAACGCGGCTTTGTCTGTTCTTCGAGCCTCCCATAATTTGTCAAGGAGTCCTTTCACTTCGGCTTTGTCTGTGAACCCGTCGGCGAACGCATCGTAAGCATCCTGACCGATATCGGCCATGACCGTCTTCATGTCCGTGAATCCGGCTTCGATCATCGTTGACAGATCTAATTTTGTACCATAGTCAGCAGAATCGATAGCGTCCCGGATCTGAGCTTCAAGCTCGTTGATAGCGTCTTGGATTGGCCCCATGACGTCTTCGAACTCGGATTCTGCAGATACTCTGCCAGAAAGTTCTACTACAGTTTCTAGATCTACTTTTAGGTCCCCCAGCGCCAGTTTCTCATCATCCGAAAGGTCTTGTTCCAACGTGTTTGCGCCGGGCCCGGCTGTCCTGTGACTGGATGCGAGGAAATCGCTGATGAGTTGTGATACAATTTCCTCAGGCGACATGGTCCCGGCCAGGACGGCGGACATCGATTGGGTACCTATCGTTTTGCCTTGTGCGTCGACCAACTTCAGCTGCCAATCCCCGCTGTCCGTGAGCATATACGTCGCCGTCATAGGATTAACTTTCCCGACTTTGACCTCGCCGTATGTGGTCAGAGTATGGCCCTTTGATTGCGAATTATACGCATTATAGGCCGCCAGGGCGGCGGTATCGCTGGTGGCACCCAGGGAGTACATGACAGCCATCTCTCGACTCATCCCAGACTTCACGTATGCGTCTATGGCGTCATCGAAAGCTTTGCCCCACGCCTCTCCTGCCTCTTCGCCCGCGCCCTCGGCATCGACGTTCTCCAGGTTCCCCTCGATCGCTGGACCGACGCCTTCAGTACCTTCGGCGACGCCCTCGGTGAATTCCTCACCCGCTTCCTCGCCGAGCGGCCCCCATATCTTGAGGCCCATATCGGAACCCCGGACGCCTTCCATCCAGCCGACGAGACCGCCCATAGTCTTGTCTATCGAGCCTTCCGCCCCAGTGGCCTCGTCCCCGGCGAGCCAATGCCATCCCTTGGTGCCTAGATCAATGAGCGACTGAGTGACAGCGTTCACGCTTTCCATAAGCGACGTGAGAACGGGAAGCAGCACGGTGCCTATCGAAGTTGCCGCCACTGACAGCTTCCCCTTGAAAATGTCGATCTGTGAATTGAGGGTTTCCTGCGATTTGACGTAGGCGTCGTTGAGGCTAGAAGCGTTCTCCCACGCGCCCGCGCCCGTAGCCAGCGCCGCGTTGAGCCCCTCAACCTCTTTTGTGACCGGATCAACCTTCCCCACCAACATCCCCATCATCTGGCCGCCAGTTGCCCCGAACTTCTGGAGAGCCTGTCCCTGCTCTTCGATGGGAAGCTCTGATATGGCAACGGCGAGCTCCTGGATGGTCCCGATGGCGTCTTCTCTGATGGCGGTCTGGAACTCGGTGGAGTCCATATCCAGCATCGACGAGATACCGCCCTTGTCGTCCCTCATCATGTAGTTGAGGGAGTCTTTCAGGGACTCACCGGAAGTCTCGGCGGTCATACCGAACGCCTGGAGCTGGCCGATGAGAGCAGCCCATTCCGAAAGCTGGCTGGGATCGGGCTTCAGCATGGCCATCTGAGCCGATACCTTTTTCATGCCGGTTACTATGGACTCCTCTGACGTCGCCATCGAATCAGCGAGATCGTTGATGGTGGAGCCCATTCTGTTGCCGAACTCCGTCCAGGACATCTCGGCCGGCTTTACAACAGATCCTATTTTTCCGATCGATTCACTTGCGGCGTCCGCCGACATGCCCCAGGCAGACGACATCTTGAGAATCGTAGAAGTATAATCAGCGATCTCGGTCGGGTCAATCCCCATCCGCCCGGCTCCCGCGGCCGCCCCGGCTATGGACTCCATTGACGCGCCGGTCTCGCCCCGGATCGCTAGAAGATCCTTCGAAAGTGACGCGAACCCGGCCTCGGTGGTATCAGTGACTTTCTGGACATCCACCATGAGGGTCTGCCAGGTGGCGGCGGAGGATACACACTTGCCGAGCCCTACCCCGATCACAGCTATGGAAGCTCCGATCCCCAGCAGAGCGATCCCGGCGGGTCCGAGTGCGGTGGCGAAGGTTCCGGCGGCCTGGCCCAACGCCCCGAACTGGGAGGTCATCCCACCGACGAGCTGGTTACCGAGCTGTTTTCCAACGTCGCTGAAGTTGCCGCCTTGAAGCGACGACTTGAGCCCACCCGCCATGTTGGTCCCGGCATGTTGCATCATGCCCTGTGCAGAGCTGAGCCCCTTCTCCAGGGGTCCGAGATCGGCCCCCACCTCTACAAACGCCGCGCCGAGTTTTTCCGAGACCATGATATGACTCCTGATGCGATAAGCTTAAATAGCAGTACTGATATATGATATATTACAGGGTGAGACGCCCTGGAGGAGATGAGAGAATGCGATGGATAACGAATTGCTTTAAGCAGGACGAGATGGAATATAAACGAGATCTCACCGCTGACAACGGGATAATCGTGGTAGATCGCCCCAAAGCCACCACAGATCTATCCACTGTGGAACTTGAGGTTATGGGCGTCATCGGTCTATATGCGTTGGATGGGGAGGCCCCCTGATGGCGAAGTACACCGCCTCCCTCACCGTCGCCCTCTCGCCAGAGGTGGCCGAGGAGATATACCAGGCCGCCCTTGAAGCCGGCGTCGGGCCGTCGGTCATGGGCCGGAAGCTGATCGAGGACGGGCTCACCGTCCGGCATCTCCGAAGAGCTCTCAGAGGAGTCGCCGAGAAGATATCACAGATGTACGTTATCAGCGCCCCCGAGGTCGCTGAAATGATCTGTGATCTAGCCAAAGACGGGTACTCTTCGGAGGAGATCGCCGAGCGGGTCAATGCAACGCTGAATGAGGAAGGGATGATCACTCATCCGGCACCGGATGACCGAGGCGACGCGCTTTAAGTGCCTGGTATCGGCTTCCCTAACTTTTTTGCCGTCTCGATCGCCATTTTCACATGATGGGGGAGGGGATCATCCGGCGGCGGGAATATCTCCTCAAACGTCTTCGGATTCTCATTGAAGAGATTCGCGACGCACCTTGAGATATTCCATGCCAGGATCTGTTGACTTTTGGCTTCGGCCTCCTGCTGTCGCCGGTGGCGGTAGAGGAGGGGGAGCAGATCGTTCAGGCAGTATCCGGCGGCTTCGTCGGGCCTGAGCCCAATCTCAAGGTAGGCGATCCGAGAGCGCCAGTGAGGGCTTTGGCTTTTTTCTCCAATACCTTCATCGCCTTCTCGATCTCCTCCAGCGTCCCCGCCTCCCTCTCCATCTTTCGCATTTCGTCTGAGGTATCCCAGCTCTTCCTCATTGAGGCAGCATGAGAAGGGTCCTCCATCAGGGAATATGATTCGAGAATATCCCTGGTGAGGTCGAGTCGTGATCCTTCATATTTTGCCAGGGCCTCGTCCACCTCATCACCCTGGAGCCCCGTTGCCGCCTCGATCGCCAGCCGGGATATCGGTGCGAGGGTGATGTATTGAGCGAGGATGAGCTGTGCGGGGAGGTATTTCTTGCCGATGCCCTGAGACGCAAGCCACTCGTTTGCGGCGGCCTCGAATCGCTCTACCCTCATGAACGGCCACGAAAGCTCGATAGGCTCGCCCATCTTCACGGTTATGGTCCGCAGTCCTTTTGCTTTTGTCATGATATTTTCTCCCTCGTTTCTGGGGGTCTTAGGTATCGCCCCCCTATCTGAAAGTCTCCCAGAACTTAAAATAACGATTCTGGATAATAATGTAATGTAAAGAGTTGAGGGAGCCCCGCTCACCAGTTGCCCGGATCACGGGGGGCTCCTCACCCGACGACACGCCACATGGGATATTGTTTCCCGGATATGTCCATCGTCCCTTTCATGACCCCCGTAGGCCCCTCCGGCCAAGATATCTTCGTTATGAAGCCGAAGCCGCAATTTACGACCCGAGCCGTGGTGTTGTCATAGATACGGAAACACATCCGGGTCCCGTCCTGGAGGGCCGGGAAGTCGATAGGATCGAGCCCGCCCGCAAGGGTGTAGGGCCCCGAATCTGCAACCACGCCCGCGCCCGTCTCGCCGTCGGCAACCTTGAACACGATACCGAGAGCCGCCACATCGGGATCGGCGTTGAGAGCCGCGACGGTTTCCAGAGCCGTCCCGGTTGGATCCGCTCCGTCGGTTTTCAGCCCGACGGTGATGTCGTCGGAGACGACGGAGATCGTGATTGCCAGATCATCGTTATCCTGGAGGTCGAAAGTCGCCCCGTTACCGGCGACGCCCCCGGCGACGTGCTCTGCGGTGATGTGAGAGTTTGCAACGCCGCCGGTGGAGGTGGCGGTGGCGTTCACCGAAGCGTCCAGGATATCGAGGCTGGCTTTCCAGTCTTTCACCGTCCAGGTCCGGGTGATCGCTTCGTCGCCGTAGACCGTCACGTCCTCCTCGCCCATCGTCCTATCGAGGGTCCGTTTTGCGCAGGCGAAGATGGAGGTTTCGGTAAGGTAGTTCCCGCTATGGACCCGGCCAACGTCGGCCGCCAACCGGGGAGTCGAGAGGATGAAGTAGCCCGCCCCGTACCATATCTCGGCAGGAGTTACGGCGGCGAAGTTGGAATCACCCTCATCATCGAACTGGATGACCGGCGTGTTTGCATCGGTGAGCATCTGCTTTGCGTCGGCGGCGACTCGATAGACGGTATATCTCGGATACCGTGGGGTGAGATCGACCTCCTCCAGCGGCTCATCTGAATAGGCCGACCCCGCTCCGGTGGCGTAATAGACGCGTACTAGATGCCCCGCTGAATATGCCATCTATCCACCTCAGCTCGTCGCTATGCCGCCGGTGACGCTCAGATCGACCGTGATCCTCTGGTTATCCTTCGGTCCGGACGGATCGCTGATTTTCTTCGGGAACGCATCGAAAGTGTATACCCGCGTCCCTTTCGTTATCACGTACTCGGACGTTGCCGGGGTGTCGTAGTCGTCCTGGACGTCCTGCTGACCGGCGTCGGGCGTCGGGTCGTACAGGAACTCCAGGGTGCAGTTCCCGTCCTTTATCGTCCATGTCCGGGTGATCGCCTCGTCGTCGTCGGCGGTGACGTCCTCCTCCCCGAGGAGACTGTCAATGGTGCATTTCGTCACCAGCCCGATTTGGACGGTATCTATCTTCGCTTCAATAGCTGCAAGATCGTATGCCATTCTTTTTTCACCTCATCATAGTTCTTTCCAAACGTCAAACTCGGCCGAGTAGATCACCCGGCCGTTATCGTCCACCCATCTATCGGGCTGCCTTCCGTTCCAGATAGCTCCGACACAATTCGCGATCGATTCGTTCTGATGGAACAGATTAATTATGTCCCAGATGACCGTTTTGGCGGCTTCGATTTGAGATCCCGACGAACCCACCGACCTCGTCTGGATCTGGACCCAAGGCTTCTGGAGGGTCGAGGTCGATGTGATCTCCGCCAAACCGCCACCGGCGCAGATGATAATGGTATGGTCCTCATCCCACGCTTCGGCCCGGATGGTGGAGGCGGTATATCCAGCGGCCACGAGAGCCGCGTAAATGTCGGCTTCGATCCGGGTCATACCCACCCCCCGGCGATGGCGACGAACCCGGCGACGAATGCTAGTAGGGTCAGAGCCGCCATCCAGAAGGGGACCGAAGCCTCAAAGTATGCCAATGCCCGGTCCATCTACTTTTTCACCTCATCCAATCAATTCCTCAATCACTTCCAGCCAGCGGTGATGATATACATCCAGCCATAATTTAAGAGTGATAAGCAATGTTGCCATAACTAAGCAAAAAATACCGGCACAGAATCCATATAGAATCGCAATATCTCTCGCCGGATCATCATCGCCGATCATCTCTTATACACGGCCGGGATTTCAATGTATTTTCTATGCGTTCGGTGGTGGTCTTGATCTCTTTCGCTTGTGCGTCATGGATGGAAAATACCCGTTCCGTATCACATTTATATTCTTTTAGCGCTCCGATAACCTCTCTCATTTCACCCAGGATCTGATCCTGGAACCGTTGGTTTTGGGCTATGATGATTTTTAGAGCCCAGATGAACGCCCCGATTAGGGAGAAGACGAGGACGGCTATCAGGATGAGGTTGAAGTCGCCCCCGGCGGCGTCGAATAGGGCGTCCTCCCCCACCATCTACCCGCCCCCGGAGGTCTGGTTTTTCGCCACCGTGGATCCGAAGTAGAACGCGATTATGACCAATGCTACGCTTTCGGGAACCAACCCCCCCAGATATCCGAGTATGATCATAATCGATATCAGGAACCGCTTAGAGATCAGATCCTTCTCGATGTAGTCTTCCCAGGGCATTATTCACCCCTCCATTGTTTCTCGTCCACGTCGATATCGACCGCCTCGCGGGGATGCTTCTCTGTCAGATGATCGTAGAGCTCCCCCACCGTCCCGAAAGTGAGATCACATTTCAGGCATCGGTTCGGCACCGGGTCAGCCCCGTCCAAGCTTGACGACCCGGCCCGCGTTCTCTTTCATCTTCGCGTCCTGGAAGGCTACCTCCTCCGACCCGAACTTCGCCAGGGCCTCCTCACGGGAGTAGGTGACAGCATTAGGCCCGATGTACCGGACCGCCCCGTTTCTCATCCGGGTATATCCGGTCAGCAGTCCCGCTTCCGGTCCCTCGAAGGGGATACAGCTGAGTCCATCTTCCGTCTCCATTATCTCCAGGAGCGAGTGACATCCTGGACACTCTACCGTCTTTTTTTCGTCTGGCATAACTTTTCAACCTCATTTTTTCAGATGTTTTTCGACATACTGCGCTGCGTTCGGTGCCAATTGCTCCACTGGATCAGTGATGAAATGACTTTTGCCGGTCGTGTGATTGAGAGAAGCGTCCTGGTGCTGGCGGTAAATGTAGCTCTCCGCCGGGCCACCGCCGCCGAGGATGATAACGCCCCGATCATCGTCGCGTTCGGTTCCCAGGGAGTTTCGCATCGTCCCGCCGTTTACGGGCGCTACCGGACATTGCCTCTTCATCTCACTGAGGACTTCACCTTTCCCCCACTCTTCCAGCCCGTCGAGCGCCTTCTTCTTCGTGGCATTGATGACGGCTCCGGCGGCCCATTCAGTGATCTTCATAGCCTCACCAATAATCCCAACCTCTGTCGTGATCACGCCGTACTAATTCACCAAACTTTCTAAAATGTTGTTTTTCTCGTTTCCTAAAATGGCGATTCATAAGTCGGCGATGCCACGAAGGATCGTGTCTCCAGAACTTCCAATATTTTGATCGGGTTGTATGTGACATACTAAAGCATAATTTCACAACCTGACTTCGTACTCGATGATCTGACCACCGACGCCCGTCGGTGAGAGGACCGCCAGGACGGGGCGAGGGTCGCCGCCTCCGTAGATCACGAAGTCGCCCGGCTGGACGGCTGACATGGTGCGGAGTAGCGCGGTGGAGGTGATCTCCTGGCCGCTGGAGGTGCGGATGAGCTTGATCTCTTCGGTATATCGGCATTTCTGGTTTTCATAATCGGTATACGTCGGCCCGTAAAGGCCGGAGCCACTTGCCTTCCTCCAGGTGAACGTTTGCAACATGGGGGTTATGCTCATTTCTTCGCCACCAGAATCTCAGTGCATCGGCATCTCGGATGTAGAGTCGGCCCGTTGCCGCCACCCTCGAATTGGCCGTCCGGAAGCTCCGCCCGCTTCCCGGACATGGGACGGCATAGGGGGCATAGCCTTTCGTCCGGGGTGACGAGCCATTCCCGCTCCCAGTCGTCGGGGCTCAGGATGCCCCTATTCACTGCCCCCCGGTTGGCTTCTCGATAGCCCTCGTTAGCCGCCTTGTGGCCCTCCGAAAGAGCGATCGTACCCGCCCTCCACCGGAGGAGCTTGTTGCGGTATCGGTCCACCGCCAGCTTACGGGCGGATTCGTCCATGTCCAGCTTTTCCAGGCCTGCCTCAAAGTTTCGGACGGCCTGGACGTGCTGGGGGATGAGCCCAACGTTCTGCTGGATGATCTTGATTTGTTCATTCGGCGATAACCCCACCTGGAATCCTCGCAGGATCGTCTCTTTGATCCCGGCCTTCGTCCCGGCGTCGATATATTTGATCTCGTCGCCACAGTACTTTTCAAGCCAGGCAATCGCTTCGGGGCTCTTGAGGTCGAAATTGGCGCCCACCCCCACGAGCTTGCCGATCTCTTCGAGCTGCTTTTCTCCACCTTCCAGGAACGCCTCCTCGATGAATGGCGACGGGTCGAATTTAGTGGCGGGAAAGTTCTTCCGGCCCTCCAGCTCGACCTCATCTTGCCATTCGAGGAAGGCGGCAGCGATGTTCTTCGCCCACTTGTCGCCGATGTCCTGGGTTGCTTCGGTCATAGAAACCTACTTGTACTTAGAAAACTAACATATCTTACATGGGAACTAGGTATCTTACCCAGAAATCCGAAGAACGTCTCGAAGACGTGATCGACCACATGAAAGCCGTTGTCAAGATTGACATCGATATTAATACCGCCATCGACTTCTTATACAACACATGGAGAGACGCGATCGACGGTGAGCCCGGTGGATTCAAATGCGAAAAGCCGATCGTTTGGCCCGGAGATGAAACGAAATGAAATTGATTTTAGCGGCGGCGATCCTTCTGATGGGGATCACGTCGGGAAACGGATGGGCCGCCTCCGAACCGAACTTGAGTGTCGCAGATGTAACCAGAACCGACATACTGACCATCCCTGCCATCGGTTTAAGTGTCCACGTCCCTCCAGAATTAGATAAGCCCGTGAGGGCTATTCTGGATTTACTTTTTTAGGTCACATTTTAGTCGTCCGGACTGGTAAACGGTCCCTGCAGTATCGCCGTGATGCAACTCGCTGAAATAATCCCTAGCTTTCCGCTATGATTTTCGAGGATCAGGGCATCGGCGCATATCTCTGTCAGCTTTCCTGATAGATCGTCGCCGGAGGTCATCAGGATTTGGATCTCCTCTCCGATAAGCGATTCGACGATTTCGTTTAGGCGCGTGAATCCGAGGTCCATTATATCACCTTATACTATCGGGGCGGATCGTAAGATATATTTTGCGAGGAGATCGTAAGCCCGCTTCGATTCGAGCCCCTTCATCCGGTCGGCGGTCCCGACGGCGTAAGTCTCGGAGGTCGTCGAATAAGTGACGTGAGTCACGCCCTGGCGGATCAAGTCGGATCGGGCCTTCCGGTCGGTGGAGGTCGATTCTCTATCGTAGATCGCTATGGCTTCCTCGCAGCAGGCGTCGATCACGTCTTGGGGAACTTCGACCGACCCATCGGATTCGTTCGTGTCCGGCCACCAGCCGTCCGGGGTCTGGTATTCGCGGGGGAACTGGCGAGTTTGGGTCCCGTCCCTCTGGTACTTCCGGCCTCGGAGAGGGAGGGCGTCGATGGTCCGGGTGGCTTCTTCACAATACCAACTCTGAATTGCCGCCGAAGCCGCTTTCAGGGCAATAGCCGCCGCCCTCGGATCATCCGTAAGATACGTCTCCAGGACCGTCTCCGATAGGACATACGAATCATCGAAGTCGTCGCCTGCGACCGTTTCAGATGCCGATCCTTCCCAGTCGCTCATTCTACCACCTCAGTATCAGGATCTACAAACACCCGATCGGGGTCACCGCCAATATACTTTGATCGAACACGCTTTCGACGCGGCGCAGCCCGTCCCGGATACCGTTATCGTGCCATGTACCGGGAAGGGCGTCCACTTATTATCTCCCGCGCTCGCCCCGGTGATCGCCGCCCTCGGATACCGGACGGCGTCGCCCGCGTTGATGTCGTAGCTGTCGATCGTTTCCAGGGTGTCGGTCTCTTTAGTGGCGAGGGTTGAGGCCCCGTTGATCGTCCCCTTGTCGTAGACGAGCTTCAAGACTTCGCCGTTGATGAACTTGGAGACGCCGGAAGCCACCCCTGCCCCCGTCACGGTGACGGCGATCTCTTCGACCTTAATCAGTTCCGGCTTCATCTTTCCTCCTCCCCCCTCTCTTCGGCTTTTCTTCCTCCACCGGTGGAGGGGCCGGGACTTCGGCGAAGAAGCCCCGGCGGATAAGCTCGCCCGCCAACATGTCCGGCTCAAGCGTGATCTCGTCACCTACCCTAAGACAGATACCAGGGTACGGGTGATGAAGCCGCTTGACTTTCAGCTTCATGGTCATGCCCTCGCAACGTAGACCGTGATCGTCCCGACGGCCGAGGTGAGGACGCCATCGAAATCGAGGCCGAGAGAGTCACCAAGGGCGAGAGTCGGCGTTCCCTGAAGCGTTCCGGTCTGGATGGTGTTTGCCGTTCCCTTCAGATCGAGGGTTCCAGTCAGGGCGCTGTCTCCGGCTGAGGGCGCTTCGGTGTCGTCGCATAGCTTGAGCATCACCGATACCGCGCTTCCATCGGTGCCGACTACAGCAGGCAGCATCTTGATCCCGGTAACGACATAATCGCCATCGGCGATGAATATATGCTGATCGACCGTCGTGGCGTCGTAGCTGAAGGTGATGGGGAAGCTGGCCGTTTCCAGGGTCTCTATCCGGGTGACGTTGGCCCCCAGGTCGGTCACAAGCTCATTGACGGCCCCGACTACGGAACCCTGCTCTGTCGTGGCGAGGCTGGTTATGTCGCCGACGGCATCCAGGGTCTCATTGATAGCCCCGACGAGATCCGCCGCCGTGGTATCGAGATCAGCTATCACCCCGATCTGGCCGAGAAGTTCGTTCACGGCAGCCGTTAGGTCAGTAGCCGACGTTTCGAGGTTGGCAACAGTTCCCACGTCGCCCTCAAGATCATCAAGCCTGCTATCGGTCTGGTTGAGGGCATCGACTACATCCTCGGCGACGAATTCTAATAGAGCCCAGTTCCCGATCATCGCCAGCGTCTCGTTTACCGCCCCCACAAGATCGGTCGCCGTGGTGTCAAGGTTTCCGATCGCCCCGACAGCTTCCTCCAGGTCTTCGATCCTTGTCACGTTAAGCGGAAGATCGACCTCCAGGACGCCTATCCTGGTGTCGGTGGCGTTGATCGCATCAACTAGATCAGTGGCAACGGTATCGAGAAGGGCGGGATCTCCAACATAGCCTTCGAGAACTTCAATTCTCGTCACGTTGAGCGGGAAATCGACATCGTAGACGTCAAGCCGCCCATCCAGATCGGCAACGCTAATACCGTCAAACTCGCCGTCTCCGGCCGCCGTGATGGTAGAGGCGGCATCGACGGGGCCGAGGAGATAGACCGTCCCGGTGGAGGTCAAAAAGTCGCCGGTGGCGAGGCTCCAGTTGAACTTACCCGTCCCAGCGTTGGCCGTGAACGATTTGTTATTCGCCATCACCAGATCGTCGGATACAACACCGTTCACGATCGAGACGCCGCCGACGGTGAGGCTCCCCCCGACGGCCAGATCTTTGCCGATCTCAACGCTGCCGGGATTAGAGAACCCCTGGTTCGCGCCAAGCTTGGGCAGACCTGCCGCCCCCCCTACCATTAGAGAGAGGACGGCGAGGATAGTTAGAATTCGCTTCATTTTCTTAGTCACCTCAACATACTTCAGAAATTATATATTTTACCATGATAATGTTCTGTCGTGTAGTCGAGGGAGATCTGGCAGTAGAGCTGCCCTCTGTCGGCGGCCCCGACCTTGGAGATCGGCTCGAAGAACATGTAGCCACCAGGCCGCCCGTTCCTCTCAGGGACAGGGAGGAAGACAGGCGAGACGTAGGCGAGATCGATCAGGCCGAGGGTGTTTGCGGGACACTGAGGAACCTCCACCAGCGGGAACCGCCCGGCCTGAGTCACGATGGTATCGATCTGACCAGAGACGGTCCCGATGGAGTTGGTAGGCCCGGCCATGATGGTGACTCCGTAGAGATCGGCGAGCTCCTTGATGGCGCTGTACCGACCGATGAAGACGGGGTTGACCATCGGAGCGTAGCTCGTCTCTTTCATCAGGAGGAGGAGATCGTCCACATCCGCCACCGTGAGGGCATCGCCTTCGGCGTCCACCTTGTTAGTGTTCAGGGTGTGGGCGGTCCCACCGTCCTTGTTTTGGGTGGCGAAAAGACCGGCCATCCTGGAAGCTTCGGCGGAAGAGGCGGATTCGTTGAGCTGGCCGTTGAGCATGTGGTACTCAATATCTATCGCCATCTGCCTAATATTCATGTTCAGGTTGTCGGTCCAAGGGTCGTTCTCGTCCTGCACATCGCCAATGATAGGCAGACCAGACAGGACGCCCTTCGCGCTCAGGGAGAGGTAGCTAGCGCCGACGCCCCGGTGGAATATCTGGATGTAGTTGTACTCGGTCTGCGCCCGGTCGTAGTTCCTGGGGGTGGGGGTGGTGGCAGTCTCGTCTTCAGTGATGTCCTGCTGCGTGGCCGCGTCGAAGGCGTTCTCGGAGTTGAGCGGGAACTTCAAGACGGTCGTGGTCTTCGCTCCGCCGGCCCGGCCCATCGTTCCCAGGCCGCCAATCATGTTCAGAAACTTGCAATTCTTGTCGGTCAGTCCAAGCGTTAGGAGCTGGCCGTGATACTGGGGAGTGTTCCAGTAAGTCGCGGATGCGTCTGCGTTAGCCATTTCGTTTCACCTATAACCCTTGTTTCTTGATTTTCAAGGCGGTTACTCTCTTCCAGTCGTTCGGATCGCCCGACTTCATGGCCTTGAGTTCCGCCTCTCGTATCTGAGTATCCAGGTCGGGGGGCCTCCCGGTCGGGTTGGCCGGATTCATGCCCGCGCCGCCTACCTGCACGTTGGGCGGGAAGAGACGGGGGAGGAGGGACGCGCCCTCTTCAATCTCGTCTTCTGTCTCGCCTGGAACCGTCCGGAGGACGTCGGAGATTGAAACACCATCGGGGAGCCTGATCTTCTTTTCGGCGATCAGCTTTTCGACCGCCGATCGCTTGAGATCCGAGATCTCCCTGGCTTTGAGTTTCGCCTCCAGTTCGGCTGATCGTTCCATCGCCTTCTGGAGTTCGGTCTTTTCGTCGTCTGCCTGCTTTCGCTTTGCAGCGATGATTTCTTTCGCCTCTTTCAGAGAGACGCCAAGCTCTTCGGCGATCTTTTCTTCTCTCGCCTTCCGATCTCTCTTAAGCCGGTCCTGAACTATGGCGTCAACTTCGGCCTGAGTCAGCCGCTTTTCGCCCTCCCCCGCGGGGGGAGTAGTGGGTTCTCCGCCTTCGTTGCCAGCGGGAAGCGTTCCCGCGTCGTTTTCATTTTCTGTCATGAATATTACCTCAGTTTAAGGGCTTGAGTGAGCCCGCGGTGTTCAAGCGTCTATCCACCAGTGCTCTACCGGGTCTATTTTCATCAGCTATCCTCGACCCGGCTCATCATAGCGATCGTTCCCGCCGCCAGCAACGCGGCCACCTGACGGGCAAGCCCGGCCTCAAGTTCTTTGACTGTTGGCGTTCCGGTATTCAGGGTATTCAGGTCGTCCACCTCGCCATCGAGGGCGGTCTTGATCGCGGCTATCGTAACAGTGTTTGCCATCTCATCACCTCTTCTTTTTCTTTGATTTACCGGCTTTTGAAAGGGCGATCGCCACGGCTTGTTTTTGTGGTCTGCCCTCTTTCATCAGAGTACGAATATTAGAACTGACTGCCTTCTTAGATCGACCCTTTTTGAGTGGCATTATTCTATCCCCCACCCAGGCTCAGGTCTTGACCCTACCTTTTTTAGATCCTGTTCATCATTTCGCCGTACTCTTTGGTGATCTTTTCTTCTGGCATTCCCCGGTCCCTCATCAAACCCTGAGCCGACCGGACAGAGCCCGTCACCAGAACCGCGTCCCTCTGGGCGTCGGCCATCTCGTCGGCAGGGAGGCCGTCATGCCAGGTGATTTTTAGATTGGATAGCTCCACCGCGCCCGCCATGCCCGCGTTGACCTCCAGGGCCGAACATAACCTGAGGAGCCGTTTTACCGTCGGCGTCGCCCTCGTCTGGAGCCTATTGGCCTTTTTCAATGGAGCGGTGAGCATGATCCGAAGAGCCTGAGCCGAAAGCCCCTGGCCTCCGGCGCTGGCGTCGAAAGCCACTTTGCACGTTTCGCTTATCTCGAATAGCCTTTGCATCAGGCTCTCGATCGTGACGAAGTTGGCCGGAAGCTCGCCGTTCCAGGTGATCATGCCCGGAGGCGATTGGCCTTCGACAAGGTTGATGTATTTCGAGCCGCCGGTGATTTTGTACTCGCCGTCCCGGGGATCTTGCTCCTCGATCGGGGGGCCGAACATCCAGGGATCGGAGAACTTGTCCTCAATTCGGAGGATCTGGGCGTACCTCCATTCAAGCTCTCGGATGATGTCGGCTATATCGAGGTAATCGTCCATGCCGTGGTATCGCTTTGTGCTGGTTACGTTCTGGATGAGTTGAACACAAAAGTCATCGAGCCCCGTCTCTTCGATCGTCGCCATGCCCCGGAACTCCGGGAGCTGGTTGAGGTCAAGCTGGGCGTCGATCTTCTCGTCAGCGATCCGATATAGGCGGTGCTCTATCCGGCCGACGGTATGTATTTCGACCTTGAGGTACTGGACGCGCCCGATAGATATCGGCTTTTCCTTCTCCCATGCCTTGATCGTGGCTTCGGGGAGGAAAGACTGGTTTTCGGCGCTCACCATCACATCGACATCGATCAGGCCCGGCTCTTCGCGGGCGTCGATCGTGTAGGCGAGGATGTGAGCCTTAACGCGCTTGACGTTCCCGCTATCGACGACGGGGAACCAGTACTCAGGGGGGACGTTCTCGATGACGCCGTACCCGTCATATCGGATCTTGAGAACGGCATCGCCGAACTTCGATACGTCGATGATCGCATCAGAGAGGACGGTCCAGAAATCGGTATCTTCGATGATCCGGTCGATCGTTTCGGCTTCGGCGTCGGATTCGGTCGAGACTTCGGGTGCCTCGCCACAGACGAGATCAGACCATAGAAGAGAAAGGCGCTTGAAGAAGTTCAAGACGAGCCGAAGGTCGCCCGACTTGTCGGCTCGGAGCTTCCTGATCTCGTCTTTCCAGACCTCGCCATGCTCCCCCATGAAAAGGCTCTCGTTTTGGGTGTAGCGCTTGAGCCTGTTGGCCGTGTCAGCATCTCGTGGGGGCCAATAAGCTCCCTTCGCGAATAGAGCCTCTATATCGGTGATCATTCGTCCCTCTCTCTCTGGCGTTTCATGTAGGCGAGGTTATCCTCGATGTTCCCGGCGACCGATCCCAGGTGGCTAACACAAACCCGGAGGCCGTCCCATGTACACTTTTGACCAGTAGCATGGACGGAACCGCGCGAATATTCAAAGATCTCGGCTGAAATGGACACTTTCGCATAGGCGTCCTGGTCTTTCAGCTTCGCGCCGCAGAGAGCGCATTTCAGCCCTTCGGATTCGGTCATCTCACATCCCCCTCGGCTTCGCGCCTACTTTCGCTATCCCGAAGAATACCCTCATCGCCCAGTACCTCGTCTCATCGCAACTGTGATCAGCTTTTTTGACTGGTTTATCTTCGCCCCTCTCTTGAGCCTTCACATCCCAGACGTAGTTAAGAAGCTCCTCGATCGTCTTTCGACATCCTACATAGATCCTGAAGAGCCCCATCACAAGAGCCTGGGATACCGTCTGGATGCCGTCCACCACGGCGTTCCGGGCCGGATAGATGACGATGCCGGGAAAGTCCTGGCGAAGTTGGCCGATGAAGTGTTTTGCGGAGGGGTCCACATCAATCGATTTTGGTCTGATCGGTTGGCCGTTCCAGGTCAGAAAGTCCTTCATCATAGCCGAGTACTCGGCGTCGGTCTTCGATCCTCGTGTCGGGTCGTGGTACATCTCTTTGACTTTGTACCAAACCCCGGCGGCCAAGCCATATAAGCCAAAAACGGTGGGATTACTCGCGCCATAGTCCACCGCAACGCGCCACGTTGAGAAGTTCCCAGGGAGGGCGTCCACCACGAAGCCATCTTTCGGGTCCGAGCTGAAGAAATCGTAGATCGCACCTTCCGCCAGACACCAGAGGCCGAGAATGTACCTCTTGAAGAAGATCGATCCGGAGGCGTAAAGTTGCCGGTATCGAGCTTTCGTGGCTTCGGTGAGGCTTGGGTTGTCATCCATCAGGAAGTGCATCACGTAGAGGCCGAGTTCTTTCGCCCGGTCGATCCACTTCGTCTTAAAGTAGTGATAAGGACTTTCGGGGTTACAGTTAAACCAGAGCTTCGCGCCATCCACCGAACATCGACCGACCGCCTGATTTACGAAGCTTTCCGGCTGGAGGGCGACTTCATCGAAGTAGGCACCCGCCGCCGTGATACCCTGGACGAGATCTTGAGAGCCCTCGTCTTTGCCGCCGAAGAGGTAAAAGTAATTTGTGACTCCGCAATAGGAGACTTCGACCATGTTATCTGCGCGGTGGTCGATATAGACCATGTCACGGCCAAGTAGCATCCTCTTGAGCGGGGCGATCACGTTCCGCCGAAGAGATCCGATAGTCTTTCCAGCTAGGATGAAGTTCTGGTGATTGAATCGGGCCATAGCCCAACAGACGAACGAGAACGACATGGGGGCCGACTTGCCCGCCCTAATCGCGCCCTCGGCGACGATGCCGTTAAGATTCTTGATCGGGCTCCCTTTCGTCCACCAGGTCAGTATTCGCCATTGCTTGAGGCTGAATGGTTCCCACCGAAACGGTGTAATCACTTGCATCTATTCCAGCCCATATATCAGGTGATACGGCCTCAAGCGCCTCGAAGAACCCGTCGGATTCGGTCTTGTCTCCTCCGGCCCCCGTCTCTTTCCGTCTTTGTTCCAGGAGCCGCTCCAGAGCCGACGTCCATTCCATCATGCCTTTAGGGTATCGAGATTTGGGGAGGATCGCTTTCAACGTCGAGAGGCCCTCATCCAGCAGCAAAAGGCGCTCGTCGGGGCCGAAGGTCGATAGATCGATATCCGCGACGGTTTCCGGTTTTGGGGTATCGACCTTTGGGCGACGACCTTTTTTAGGGGGCCGCCCGTTGCCTTTGCGAGAATACCCCTCTTGATTAGCAATTTTTGAGACAGTTTGCTTCTTCCCGCCATCGCCTAATCGCTTTGCAGCGATCTCTTCAAACGAAAGCCGTCCCTCCCTGAGATCTTCGATTATAGCGTTTCGAATCTCGGGAGGAAGGGGAGGAGGCATGTCATTTCAACACCAGGAAAGGTTATCCGCCGCCGGGCGGAGGAAAGCGGCTGAAGGATGGAGAGGAGATGTTACCCGGCGGCGGGGGTGATCGGGAATTTTTAGATACTCTTGGCAGTCAATGCCTCTATGGGCCTTCGATGCAAGTTATCGCCAGCATCGGTCAGCGTTGGCACGCCGTGATAAACCTTCGCTCGAAGTGATAGGTTTTTCTCAGTGGAATCCGGTCTCCACCACTATGGATAAGGCCACAACCACACACGGCATAGCCACGGCGATCATACCGGATGGTCCCGCCGCAGTCAGGGCAAACCCGTTTTCCATAGACCGGGACCTCAATCTCCTCGTTTTTCCAGGGATGCGGGGCTTTTGTTTTTCCCACTTCCTCAATACCCGCCGATTTATCCTCTCTCGAAGAGAACTCGTGCGCCTGGCGACCGAGGATTCGTTTCACTGCCTATTACAACTGCTCCATATTATATATACTTTCCTCCAAATGCCTCTGCTGATCACGAATGCCGTGGCAACGGCGGCATAGGAGCACGCCGCCGTGTCGCCTCATGTCCTCTTCAGGAACGTATCGCATGCAGTCGGTGCAATATGCGATCGTGGTAACACCTACCGATTCAGATATTCCATCACATCATACCAATATTCGCCTCGACCCCAGACCGTGCGGTATCCTGATTTCGGGACGCTACTGAGCCTCCGGATGATTCCGTGATATGCCATCCACTGGAGGGCCCCTTGTTTCGGTTTCGGGGCATCAATGTCTTTTGCGATCGCGCCCGTCTCAGGGACGGCTCGGACGAATTCTGCCAGGTTTTCGCGCTCAAGTTTCGCCGCGAGGAAATTCACTCCTCGCATGATGGATCGACCCTCTCTCCTCGGAGTAAACGGCGTGCCAATTGAATTTTTCGCCCCATCACCACAGCCTCCTGTATACCGCCCTCGGAGAACCACCGTATGGGAGAGGGGATGGGATTGATCCAACGCGTTCCACCTGGCCCCACCTCACCAATGCCGAGATTCGTTTGTGTACCGAGTTCGGAGTCACGTTCTTGAGCTCATCTGAGATCTCAAATGCCGTCCTGTCCTCTCCGACGGGGCAGACTTCCAGAACACGCTTCTGGCTCATGGTATCGCCCCTTCTAGCGCCTGATAAGCTCCACTCGCCGCCTGCCAATACCAGAATGCAGCGGCCACCTTGTGCCGCTCGAAAGCATCCCAGTCGTCGATTCGCCGCATAGCTCCCAGGATTCCCCTATTGGTGCCGGGAATCCGAGGCATCACAGCCACCTCCAGAGCATCGGAGCGATCAGGACCAGGCCTGGCTGGACTCCCAGACGTGCTGCCAGAGGCTCCACGCGAGCCCGCCAGAAGCTTTCGTCCCCCAGATCCATACCGGGGCGACCTCTGAACATCCAGGCCCTCCGAAGGTCTGTAATCTCATCCTCAGCGACGGGACGGCGGGAGAAGTCCACCCGGCACGCGCCGCCTTCGCAGGCGGCGCCGAAATCCGAAAGGGTGGTCATCTCCTCGCCCTCCTCTTTCGCTCGTCCCTCTCGGTCTGGGGCTCGCCGTATTCGATCGAATGGACCCGGCAGTACCGGGACCATGCCATCCTCGGCGACCGGCATCCTCCAATGATGCACTTGTTTGCCGTGTCGATCAGGGGCCTCATTTCTTCCATCCCCACTGCGGCCCGGTGACCGGGCGTGCCAGCCGTTCGGCGATCTCTTCCAGCTCCTCGTCGATCTCGTCAAATCTGTCCATCTCGTCACCTCACAAAATCCATCGCTTCTTTCTTCTTTTGCCAGAGCCAGTCGGGGATCTCGATCGTACCGTTCTCAACCTTGATCTGGCTTTTAGGGAGCCAGTAGCCGATTTTCTTCACGTCCATCCCGTCGGCTACATGGACGACCTCCAGCAGCAGCCCCTTCTCCGTTTGTGCTCGGAGCCGGTGAGCCGTCGATACCCGGACGCCTTCCAGGTTGATCGACGCCTTCTCCTCAAGTCGAAATATTACCATTTATCCACCTGGCTTTATTTTTCTCTATCAATATGCGAGCCTGTTTAAACGGCAATCCGGGATTCGTCGATACCAGATCACCCCTCTTCAGGTTCCAGACCTTCTCATCGAGCCCGACGAACGCCGGGATATCTTCCATTACCATCATGATCTTCATCGCTTCTCCCCCGTTGGCGGCCACCAGACGCCGCGTTTCTCTGTCCATCCTCCCTCGTCCATCGCTTCCAGCATCTCCAGCTCGTCGTAGTCGGGATGTTCCCTCGTCCGGATCGGCTCGCCCTTGCGGGCGTAGGTGGCGAGGAGCTGGGATATACGAGAGGGCATTTTCCTTTCATTTGGGGGCTTTGTAAGGCCGTCGTAAGTCGCGTTTTCGCTATCGGGCTCCCCCTCGTAAGGATGTAAGGCGTTTTCCGGGGATATATGAGAAAAAAAGATTTCCTCGTTAGGAAGGGAGGTGTTAGTAATCTCTCTCTCTCTTATATCCTTTAAATTACTTACTTTACTTACAGTACCTCTCCTGCTTTCGGTTACGCTGTAAGTTTTTGCCTCCTCCCCCCCTTTCGTGGCCTTTCGTTGGGGCTCTCGTATCTGGTTTTGCGTGCTTTCACACAATGAAACAACATTCCCATAGGCTTCTAGCCTCTGGTAATCCTTCCAGTCTGCGAACCGGAGGAGCTTCTTGCGTACCGATTTAACGTCGTCCCGAATCAGAACGTCCTCCACCTCGAAGCCGGGAAGCTTCTGGAGGAGGCCCGTTTTCCCGCTCTCGCCGTGGATTAGCTGAGATATCCTCTGAGACGTCACCCCCATGATCGATGCCGCCATGTCCTTGTAGACCTCGCCGTTCTCGTCCACCAGGGTTTGAACCAGCCTCCGCTCGGCTTTGGTCAGCTTATCTATCAGTGTATCAGCTCGCCCGATATAGAGGTCTTTGGCGTCCTTGAAGTCGTCTTCTGTCGCTATCAGATAACCGTCTTTGGTGTCCCTCTGCATGAACCTCCATATCGTCATCGATCGGAGTATGTCCAAGAATATCGAGGGGTTCCGGCGGCTGGAGAGGTCGTTCCATTCGATTCGATCCCAGAAGGGGACCTTGACCCGGAACCTGTTGGCTTTCAGTTCCGCCACCATCGCCCGGCAGACCAGAACGTCGTCGGTCATAGGGAACCGGTCGGCCCCCTCCCCCGCCGCCTTAAAGAGATGGGTGATCACCTTTTTCGTCATATCTTCTGACGAATCGACATCAAGCCCCACCTGGCGGTTAAGCACCTGGATATCCTGGTTGCTGTCCACGGACGTTATCGCCCAAACTAGCTCCGGAGGAGCGGTCATCACCTGAGCGGCGCGATCCTTGTCGATGGTCCGGTGTTCATAGGGCCTATGGAACGTGCTCGACGACTGCTTGATGATCGTGTCCAAATCATCATTTTGTTTATAGTCGTCCAGGAATATTATCGTTCCGGGCTTGATCGGATGGTAAAAGATCGCTTTCGACGATAGCGACGTCTTGAGATAAGCCCACGGCGGAAGCTGGTGGATGAACGTCTCCATCGCGTCGGACTTCCCCATCCCCGACTCGCCCGACAGCTTCGGGTGAAGCCCCTGGCTATTTTCGCAGTGCTGCGATCCAACGCAACACATCATGACTTGTGCAAGCTCCCGGTCCCCAACGTGAATCTGGTTGAAGGTGTCCAGGAAGAACTTGATCGGATCGCCGTCTTTCAAGATCTCTCTCGCCTTCGTCACGATCTCGTCCGGGTAGGTCTCACCGTCGTCGCCCGTCTCGTTCTCGGCTTCGGCCTCGGCGATCTGGACTTCGGCCCTGAATTGGTTCCAGGTGGCCTCGTCGATCCCCAGCTTTTCAGGCACCTTCTCCCATTTGCGGTTATCGATCCAAATGGGCTTATCTGATATCTGAATCGGTCGCCATTCCCGGCCTTTGAGTTCAACATACCAATACCCTTTCGCATCGATCCCGACATGAAGGTTGCCACCGGATACGGGGAGCTTGTATTCGCGCTCGTACTTCATTTGATCCGCTCCACCGTCCGAAGGGCGGGTTTGATGTAGCCCTTCTCTTTTGCTACCTCCAACACCTCCATAAACAAGTCGCCCCGAAGAACCCCCCGCCCGGCCTCGTCGCAGTTTATGATACCTTCCTTGATCGCGATTGCCAGTGCGGGGCCGCCTCCGACCCAACAGCGATAACAAAACCAAGTGTTTTTCTTGGTGTTGATCTGGAAGTTCTGGCCCCCCGTCGATCCATGGACGGGATGAGACCCTGATAAGATGCCGTTCCGATCTCGTACTTTGCCAACTGGTCGCCAAACGTCCTCGATCCAGACGTTCTCGAAAACGTCCCGGCTCCCCGGATTCTTGACCTTGATGATCTTCGGTTGATCGTCTGCCTTGTCTTCTGCCAGCCCGAACTCTACTTTGCCCTCCAGAAACTTGTAGATATCGGCCCAGTTCACTTCAGTTATCGGCGCGTCAACTTCGATCCGATACCGGCTCCCGTTCGGATGGATGCTCCCCGGACCGACCGCCTGAAACCCCAGAGTTTGAACCTCCCCCAAATGGCGGTCGTCTTCGGCATCGTACATGACGATCTTATCACCAGAATCGGGACAAATGTAATATCGATGCAGGCCGCCACCACCCGTCCGGACCGCGAAGGTTTCCGGCAGGTCTGCGGCGACCCCGATCTCTTCAAGCCTCACTTCGGCATCAGAATCGAAGATGATAAGCCCGCCCATCCCGGTACATGTTCCCCAGTTGTAGCCTGAGAGAAGATACCCCGCGAACTTGGGATCGTCAAACCTATAATTGTTGCCGCCGGGGGCGTTCCACCGGGGCTCGAATGGCCTCTTCTCGCCTGACAGTATCGGGACGAATCGGAACTCGTCGCGCCGGAGCTGTGCCGGGATTCGCTGGACGGCCTTCTCGATAAGCTCTCTCCCCATAATCAATTTCTCCCTTGCGAATCCTCACGCGCCCCCGTCCCGCATCGCTTCGGCGAGATCCAGCACCCTTTCAAGACAGTCGCCGATGGTATCGCTTGCATCTCCGAACTTTGCCAGCCGGTCCTTATCTTTACTCCGGACTCGGATCATAGTTGTCTCCATGCTAGATAGCAATGCGCGTATTGCTTATAATGATAACGGCACAAAAGCCGCTACTTATTTATACTAATACAACATTAATCATAATATGCAGAGAATAAACGTCACCGTGAGCGATGACGCGAAAGAAAAGCTGCTGGCGTTCCAGCGGAAGCGCGCCATCAAGCGACAGGACGACGCGATGACCGCGATACTAGAGGAGTTGGATATATGAAAATCGATAACGGTGAGTTCTATATTCTGGACCTCGGTGAGGAGATGGAAGTCTGCGCGACGATCGGGGAAGCAGTCGAACGTCTCAGGGAGAGTCGATCAGGAGATGCCGAGATTCAGAAGTTCGGCCGCGACGGAGGCAAGTGGTCGATAAGCCCGGTGTCCTGGAGAGAGATATCAATGTTGTTGTTGGAAGGTGGGATGGGTGACCAAACGAAATCTTAAAATCGATCCAGAAATCCAGGCGGCCCTCGATCCGTTGAAGCCGGCCGAGCTGAAGCAACTGATGGAGAACATCCTCGCGGAAGGTATCCGAGATCCGTTGGTGGTCTGGAAAGGGAAAGATATCATCGTCGATGGTCATAACCGATATGATTTGATCCAAAAGTTCGGGCTCGATGATTATCAAGTCGTCGAAATGGAGTTCGAGGATACCTACGACGCTATCGACTGGCTCCGCAAGAACCAGCTCGGCAAGCGCAACCTCACCGAGAACCAACAGGCGTTTTTGGTGGGCGACCTCTACAACAGGAGGAAGCGAAAGCGGGGCGGAACTGGGGCGAACCAATACAGCGAGGAAATCCGCCAAGTTGACGGATTAGCTGAGACTGCCGAGATCGTCGCCAAAGAGATCGAGGTGAGCCCTAGAACGGTCGAGCGTGCGGGCGAGTTCGCCCGGGTTCTCGACGTGATCCGAGAGAAGGCTGGACCGGAAATTGTCGTCGAAATCAAGAAGAGACCTGAGAAGATCCCGACTCAGCAGCTTGAGTTCTTGGCCGCCGAGGTTGAGCACAACCCACAGATCATAGAACAATCACTATCGACCCCTCCGAAACTAAGAGCGAAAGCCAATTCGCTATACAGGGGCACGATTTATAACAAGACCAAACCCAAGATGGGGACCACGGGATTCTCGGGTGAAACGATCGGAATACCCGCTAAAGAAATGGCGGCAAGGTTCGGAATAATTGAGAAGCAGATGTTGGAGGACGGGCGGTTTGCGAATGTTATAAATAAAGTCAGAATCGCCGACCCGGATCTTTGTGACTGGCTGATGGAAACTCCGGGGGTTCCGATACATGGGATAACTCGATTCAATGGGGATACAATAGATCTCGATCTTATAAAATCAGTTAGATCTATTATGGAGACGGGTCGATTAAAATTCGATCAAGCTTATGAAAAAGCGACCGATGACCAACCGGATGATGTACCGTCGTCGGATAGCTACGACCGTGTTAAAAAGGCTAGTCGCAATATTGCTCGCGCTGTGAACGAGGCAGATCGTGAAACGCCGCGTGCGATTAGATCGGTCTGCCTGATGCCGAACGCCAGAGAACTCTTTTGCGAAGATTGCCAGTGGGGGTTCGATACGTTCTTGCCCGAACCCGGCCCCGTGTCGTGTCCCTACTGCAAAGGAAACAGGATAGTCAAAAGAATAGATGACTGGAGCCCAGACGGGGGTGGTCAGAGATGACAAAAGCCGAATCGGAACATATCGATATCGACGATCGGTTATCCGACGCCGATGCGGAGGCGGTCCCTTATACGGATCGCCCCGTCGATCGTGTTTGTTTGCCAGTAGTTGAAACTCTCAAAACTCTGAAAAATAAGCGGACGACATCTAAGTGTTTCGACGGCATCGATGTGCGTACCAGACGGCGATCAAGATCGGTGCTCTTGGCACTGATCGAGTCTTTCCCGGAATTAGGTGACGAGTTTGATTCACTATTTCGCCAACTTGGTATTAAGACACTCGTCTCAATTGGTGCTTTGAAAGACGAAGAGGTGCGCGTTCGCGCCCTTAAAATCCTCGTGGAAGCTTTGACGACGCGGGTGTCGCCCGTCGATGGTCGGAAGTATGGCACTAGAGAATCGGTAACTTTCGATGAGTGGCGCGATATACGGCGCATGGCGATGGGGCAAGATCCGACCGGAGAACGAGATTACACGATTCGGCTTTCTCGTGCAGATCGGGAAACACTGAGTAGTGTCCTCCGCACCGCAATTGTTAACGCTCGTCGCGTAGGCACGTCGGACGAAGTTCGCTGCTTGGAGCGTATTTACGGGCGTTTCTCTCCAAAGGGGAAGTAATCCCCGCCCCCTCTTTTTTGAATCGTGCTCCGAAATGTGATTATCATTTTCGTGACGTCAAGAAAATGATCGTGGCCGCCTGATTCGCGCCACAATTATCGCGCCATGACGCAAAAGATCGCGTCATGACGCAAAAGATCGCGCCAGATCGCGTCAATTAAACATAATTGAGGAAGAGTTATGTATAACTACACTTACACTTCCTCAAAATCTGCTAAGATCTGATTCGCCCTCTGGACGATCTCGGCGGAGATTTCGTATTCGGCTGGATTGATCTTCAGTATCGTATCCTGTGAGCCGCCGCCCCCCGAAGTCTCCGGGCCGATCGAACCAGATATGCCCGGCGACGAGGGGCTCGGGTTGGGATCGGTCAAGATGCCATCGCTCCCAAAAGTCTAGGTTTTCCTGCCATGTGAAAGCCTCTACATATTTCTTTTTCCCTATTTGGATTATCCGCCTCATCCGAAATCCTCCAGCGTCGCCGGGGGCCTCTCCGCCACCTCCATTGCTCTTTCGAGCGTGGTCGGCTTGTTTCGTATCCGTTTCATGGCGGCTCGATAATACCCTTCGTCCTTCTCGATTATGATAGGGACGCGCCCGAGTTCTAGGCAGGCGTCGTAGACCTTACATGACCCGCCAAACGCATCGAGGACGGTATCGCCCGGGCGGCTGGATGCATTGATAACGTCGATGTGCATCTGGTAAGGCTTCTCTGTGGGGTGCTTTCCCGGATAGCTCTGGACCGTTGGATAGTCCCAAACATCGGTATAAGGCACATCAGAGGATACGGTGAACGGTCTCCTTAGATTCTCGTAGTCGGCCCTTAGATAATCGTAGTCGGCCCTTAGATAATCGTAGTCTGCCTTTCGATTCTCAAATCGGTCTCGGGGTGCTTCGTGATAATCTTCGTATGGTGGAGCCGGGTGCCGCCCTTCTCGATTGAAAAGCTCTTGAAGGGCCTTATAATGCTCCTCCGTAGGTAGCCACCACTGCGACCGGCTGAAGTAGTGCCGGGACGCCATCGCCCCCGGAGTTCGCTTGAATCCACAGGCAGCGTTGCAGTCAGCCTTATCGATCCCGGCTCGCATCCTCTCCCCGTCCAGGTACGCCCTCAGAGGCTCGAATACGAATCCCCTCAGCTCGTCACATTTCGCGCCGTGTCCGCTTTCGCCTTTGGCTTGCGAATCGGCCCCAAAATGCTCTGCGAAGATGACTGATTCCCAGGGGGACAGAAACGACCGGATCTCGTCTTTGTTGGTCTTCTTATGCCAGCCTTCAGATTTGACCCATCGGATATTATTCAAGACCTCGAAATATTCCCCCACTTTCAGCTCCACCCGCGCTGCCATCTTCGGAGACGCGAATAGGTAGAGCGACCCGTTCGGAGCCAGGACGCGCCGGAACTCTTCCAGCACTTCGCCGAGCCAGTCGATGAACTGAGCGGGCTTATCCCATTGCCGATCCCATGCCTCGTTTTTGACCTTGAAGTATGGAGGATCGGTCAAAATAAGATTTATTGCGTTATCCTCGATCGTGGGGAGAATTTCGAGGCAGTCGCCCTGGAGGATCAATCTTGCGCCTCCAGCCACTCGATCATGGCCAGCCGCGCCTCCCGCTCGGGATCGGCGGCCCCGGCGATCCGTATCTCCGGGATGCCGATCGAGACGGTGAACTGCATCCCGTTTGGATGGGCGAATAGTTCCGCCGCGCCGGTGGTCTTCCCCTCGACGGCGTCGATCATCCTGGAGACCACCTCATCCGTGGTCACAGTCCGCCCCTCGGTGGCGCTCATCCTCCTCCTGAGATCGGCGAGCCGTGCCGTCGTCTCGGGTGAGACGTACGGTCGTTTTTGGGCTGGCATCACGGCACCTCGTAGGGGATGCCCCGAAGGGCTCGGTGCCTCTTGATCTCGTCTCGGAGCACCGCCAGATCACATAGTTCGCCCGTG